GCTTGCGCTGCTTGAGTGATGTTTGCAATGTAACTCCAACGTGGATACATAAGGTTAGGAATGTATTTTTTTACAAAACCTGCCGTTGCATCCGCTGCAAATGTAATACCAGAAGAAGCCATGTAGCCTAAAGTGATAGATACGTTTGCTGTTACTGCTGTAACTTGGAAGCTATAGCCTGCAATTTGAAGCGCTCCTGTAGTGCTATAAAGCCTTACAAAATCGCCTACTGCAATGTTACCAGTGTTTGCCATAGATACAACAAATGTACCAGCAATACCAGTTATTGCAGTTGTTGCAAGAGAAGCAAAAGATGGAGGTGCCGAAGTGTCAATTAGTGTAAAACCACCACTTGTTACCGCTTCTGAAGACAAAATACCAGTTGTTACCGCTTGGTCTGCTGTCTGGGCTGCACCTGCTGCCATGCCTATTCTATACCAGCTTTCAACGCTTGTTTCAGCTGCATCATCGCCCCATGCTGTGCGGTTTCTGATCCAGAATAGATCAGGAGCGCAAGAAAGAGCTACTTGTTTACTTAATGTGGAATCGGAAGTAAAAGAACCGCCTTCAATGATTTGATATGGTAGCATTTTTAACCTCCTATATTCCTGTTGATCTTAGATTTTGGATCCAAAGATCGTTTGTTATACATTGCCCTTGATAGAAAGAGCATCCAGCCGTATGCCTGAGCATACATGGGTCGTTATTGTCAATTCTGTTACTTTTGTGACCTATTTCTAGGCGGGGTTTCTCTTCGGATAACCCTCTCTATATTACTATAGAGTTCAGACTTTCGCTTCCTCTTTCGAGGTCTTCTCGCTAAGTCGTTCAGCGTAATTAATTCTATGTTCAAAACCATGACATTTTGGACATAGCCATATAACTTCTAGGGGCTTTGAGTAATCCGGATGATGACCTTGTGGCTTACATTCTTTGTTACATTTAGAACAATTATTTGGCCTGATCAAATGTCCATATTCAACTGCCAATTCAACATACAAATGAGCCCTTTTTTTATGAGGATATTTGTATTTGTATTTTTTAACTGGCTCGTTTCCTTTACTCTTTCGATATGCAATTGCCCTTTCTTTAAAAGGTTCAGGGTTTTCTGCATATCTTTTTCTTCTATATTCTGCAACATGATCTTTGTTTTTTTCATACCAACGATTATGTTTAGCAGTCATTATTTCAGGGTTTGCACGCTCGTATTCTCTGTTTTTCACTCGTCTACAAGGTTTGCATTGTTCCCTTTTTCCCCATTTACCTTTTTTATAATTACCAAATTCATCAAAAGGTTTTTCAATTTTACATGCGGTACATATTCTACTAGTTATCATACATCTCCTTTTTTGAGCTGTATATTATAAACTGGTGAAACATTTTATACCAATTAATCTTCGCCCTTGTCTTCCTTCTGCTAAGCAGCTAGGAGTTCCAAGTCAATCAGAGAAGATTTAACCAGAGCCCAATTTAACCCTGGAGGCAGATAAATAAATCTAGCCTTACCACCCGCTTGCCATACAACTTTATACGATTCTTTAGCAGCAACGAAGCAGTTAGCTACATCGTTACCAAGCAAAGAAGCCGCTGGGGTTACGCTACCTTGTTCTGAAACAAAGAAACGTACGTTGTTAACACCGCCCCATTCTGTTGAACTTTTCTGTTACTTTTGTGACCTATTTCTAGGCGGGCAAACCTCTTCGGATTCGCCTCTAGTGGTTTCCTCACTAGTTCAGACTATCACATACCATTGTGAGGTAATCCTCAATATGGCCCATTAGGTTTAGTCGTTCACGCTGCACGCTTACGCTGCTTGCGCCCTATTACCTTGGCTTACGCTGTAGGCTTCTAAGTCAATTACTAACGGTTTAAAGACCCCTTCACTCTTAAGGGTCTGGTCAATTCTTGGATATTGAAACTTACGAATAAAGCCTGTCATATTGTTTAAAACAGGGATCATTCTTGTTGATAACATACATCCATAGCTATCACCCACAGGCGATGTACCGAATTTGAGGTCAGCTTCTACGATGTTTGTAATGTATTCAGCAGAATTGTTTTGGAGTACTGTTACAACGTCATCAATATCGCTTACCGTCATTTCTGTTGGTAAATCACCATTTGTACCACCTACGCAGTTAATAACTGACGCGGTAGCTTCAATAGCATCTCTTACAAGTACGTCTTGAGTTTCTCTTAATGCTTGGCCTAAACGGGCTGCTGCGCTATTGAGAACTGGCATTCTGTTACTTTCGGTTTTGAACCTACTGACCAAATCAATGGCGGGGAAACCTCTTCGGATCTCCCTCTCATAGTTTCCTATGAGATCAGACTTTCGCATATTCTTTCGAATCCTACTCGCTAAGTCGTTTAGCGTGGCAATATGAAAATGAGAAGCACTTTTCAAAAAGACAAAAGACTTTCTAAATTGAGTAAATCTACAGAGATTCACGATTTTAGATATCAATGTTTTTTGGAACTTCGCCAACTTAATTCTAGATTTCACAATCATCCTTTAAAAAATACTTTATCGCCTTCGCCCATGTCACCCTCGGCTCTCTCGTTAGGGCTTCCATGTCAATCAGAGTAGGTTTATCGAGGACACAATTCTATCCTCGTTAGTGATGGTCACTTGTCTAGTCAACACAATATATGTTGCATAAACACGCACCCTGCACATCTAAGCTGCTATAGCATAGTTATCACTAATATGTGGACTGCATAAATCCACATCAACACGGTTAAGTTGTTGTGGTGGAGGATTAATTTGTGCATCATCAAGAGGCACTGGGAATAGATCTAAGCGATCATATCTAGATTGTCTATCGATAAAACCTTGGTTATCTGGAAGCTCTACAGGAGTTGCAAATAACATGTGAACAAGATTTCTTTCTGGTGTAGACAACAATTTTGCATTATAGCGCTGCTGTATTTGCGGCGGCATAGTTGCGATTGAAACTGTCATAGTTCTCTCTTAGTTAGTAAGAGTAACCAGAACCCGCAGCGTACTGCATCATCTCTTTGTAAATTGCTGCCCTTTCTGCATCAGTAGTCTTAAACGCTTGAGCCATCGGCCTCTTATCGTACGCTTGAGGGGATTGAATGGTTTTTGCATTCTTCTCAAGCTTTTTTTCTACTTCTGCAACACGGCGTGCTTGTGGCACTTTATCAGCAATACCAAGAGCCTTGATATACTTGTAAGACTGAAGGCCTATTTTATAAGGGTCTTGAAGTCCTGCAATTGTTTCCGCTAAATCAGGGTCTTGTTTCTCTAAAATTGCTAATGTTTCTTGGTTAACGATGTCGTCAAAGTCGCCATATTGCTTCTTAAGCTTATCGAGAAAGTTTGCTTGCTCTCGTTGTTGCAAAATCTTTTGAGTTTCTGCTTGAACAATTGCACGAGCTTTCTTTTCAACTAATTGCTTAACTTTGCCCACGGGTAAATATTCGTCGTCGTCTATGCCTTCGAATTCATCTACTTCTTTGGGTGTTAGTTGTTGCTTTAGCTGCTCGATAACCTCTGCTTGCGATCTAGCGATCTGTTTCAGTTCATCGTGCGATCTGCGCATCTCTCGCCAATTTCTTTCTTGCCAATCTTCTTGGCTTTTAGAGCTAGCTTGAGGAGCCTCAATCGCTTCCTCATGGTTGTTTGCTTGAGGTTCAACGACTTCCTCGTATTCGTTTTGAGCTTCTTCCATGATTTTCCTTTTGGTGGCGAGCCATTTACAGCCGTGTTTGAATGTGGTGGTGAGTCACTAATGCACCTAGAAAAAGATTTTTCATCTTTTTTAATTGCTATGTAACACCAGAAAATTTAATTTGCTAGTAAAATTTACTTGTGGGGGCTTATGATTTGTTCACAATGTGCTATAGATAAAGATGAGGATCAATTTTTATGTGTAGGTGGTATCAGAAAAGAAGTTTGCTCGAAGTGTATTTATAAAAACAAAACCAAAGATTTCAGCATTATAGCTATAAATAGAAAGCAAGAACATTGTTTAATATGCAAAAATGCAGTAGAGGGTAGGCGTTGGAAATATTGTAGTGAAAAATGCGCTGAAACAGCAAACAGAAAGAATATAAGCCAAAATTGGCGTCATAAATTAGTAGCACCGCCGATAAGCTGGAAAAATACTAAGTTTTAATATTAGTTTTTTATTTGAGTTTAAATCGGATACTTAATATAGTAAAATTATCCTACTCCTCCTTTAGATAGGGTTTGGGGGTAGATTGTAAAAAGATCTACCCTTTTTTTATTCCTGTTTTAAGACTTTGTCTTTCCACTTTGGGTTAGCTTCCCAATCTCCCAAAATATTTTTATGAAAGCCGAAATGGTATAAATCAATCCTTTTCCATGCTTTAAGCTGTGTTATAAGCTCATGAGGATATAGAAGTTCATTCGCAAGAATATTGTGCATTTCGGCAGGATGCGGAAGATCCCAGCAAAACCTTACTTCGTGAGTATTAGGATCTGTCCAAAATACCGTTGTTCCTGCTTCTGGATATGGCCTAAAGGCAAACTTATTGAGCATACGACGCAAAGATTTTTCCATTTGATAATCCCACTTTTCGTATACTTGCACATAAAAGGGTTTGCCGTTGAAAGGATTTGATTGCAAAGCCTCGTTTAAATCATCTACAAAGCTTTTTAATAACTCCTTGCCTAAGTCTCCTATTGTTGCCCCTTCTAGATCTTTTTTATTTTCTATTTGGGCATCCCGATAAATTGCCCCCACTGTTTTACGTGAGGGATCTATCAAGCTTTGCGATTCAAACTTTGGCTTTTCTTCCTCTTTTGACAACTGGTTTAGGGCATTCTTTTGTTGTTGTTGATGCTCGTTTGTCATTTAAAACTTTGCCTTTTTCAAGTTTGATTGCAGGTG